TCTGTTGCAAGAGAGTTCTTACCAATCCAGTTCACAATTTCATTTTCCAAATTAGCATCACTATCTGCTAACAGGTCATTTGACACCGGCAGGTATCCACCGAAATCCTGAATAGCGTATGTGATTTGCTCGTACTGTGGCTCGCTCATAGCCTGTAACTTCCCGTCCTCGTTTACCTTTGCAAAACCTGCCAAAGAAGATTTTTTTTCATAAGTACGAGCACCTTTGTTCGTAGAAACAGGCTCTACTGTTACGACATCACGTACAGATTTGTGTGTTTCTTTATAGTGGTTGATTTTAGTCTGAACGTCGTTCGGTACAGTATAACCACCATTCGCATCTGTTCCTTCTTTCATGAGGTTCATAGGCAACTCACGAACATTCTGAGCAAATGTCTTTTCTGTAGAAACCTGAACAGGCTGTACCTGATTCACTACAGGCTTATCATCTTCCATATCCTTTAAGATATCGAATTTGTCCTGCAATGCTTTCAACTCTTCCTTAGCTGCTTTTGCTTCGTCGATTTTTCCAGCATCAACTAAATTCTTCACTTCTGATTTCTTTGAATTGATGCTATTTAAAAGTTCTAACAATTTTTTATTCATCTTGATTTCCTCCATAATAATTTGTTTCTGATTGATTGATGATTGATATTAAAAAAGACTTAAACACCATACATGTCTAAGTCTTCAATAATTGATTGTGCAATAGCTTCATTTTCTTTTGCTTTTGCCATCTCAGCTTTTGCTCGATTGAGCATTTCATCTGTCATTTTTAATCCTGACTCAAATGAATTCAGATATTGAACATTTTGAGCTGGTGCATCAATGGAATCCACAAATCCATATTCGACACACTGATTTGCTGTGAGCCAAGTCTCTTTATCCATAAGAGAAAGAAGTTTCTGCATATCCATGCCAGTTTTCACAGCGTAAGCGTTTGCCAACGCCTCATTCATCGCTTTGAGTTCCTGCTTGGCTTTCTCCATCTCGTGGAAATCGCCAGTCGCTCCACCACACACGTTGTGAATCATGAGCATTGCTACAGGTGACATATCGGACTGTCCAGCCATTGCAATAATTGAAGCTGCACTACAAGCCATTCCCTGTATATGAATACGAGTTCTACTATCTTGTCTAAGCAATGAGTAAATCTCCTGACCTGCTGTAACATGTCCACCGCCTGAATTGATATACACATCAATTGGTTCATCTTTTGGTGTAGCATCAAGAATAGCCTTTACAGACTTCGGACAAGTGCATTCCCATCCGAACCACTCGTAAAACTCAGCGTATTCATTGACAACAATATCACCTTTGATTTGAACATCTGCCATTATGTTGTACCTCCTTTCTCCGTATTTCCTTTATATTGTGAACCTACACTTGTAATCGGAATGTAATTTCCGTTACACATGAGGATGTCACCACCTTCTGCATCGTCAAGGTCAAGATATCTACGAGCTTCGTTTGGCTTGTAAATGCCATTGTTTACGCCTTGACTGAGCGTCTCCATCTGAGTTTTAGCGTCTGCTCTCAGGATTGCTCTTTCATTAAATTTATAGAAGAATCCATCTTTTGCTTCCTGTGGAAGTAATACTTTTGCATTGAGTTCTTCTTCCCACATCTTCAACCTGTATTGCATCGTATCAACCAAGAACGACAACTGCTGTTGCTCTGAATTGCTGTACGAAGCATGGTCATAATCATTCAGTTGGTTCGGTTTTATTCCGAACGCACCTGCAATCTGCAATGCAGAATACTTTTTAAGCTCGTAGAACTGAGCATCTGTGAATGATTGATTGAGTGGTTGAAGTGTAAGTCCAAATGGAATTGGAATAACCTTTCCGGCACTCTCTGGACCCGTGAGCTTGTCCGCAAATCGTTTCTGTAATTGCTTTACACGGTCATCGTCCAAATCTCCCGTATATTGCATGACCATACTTGCTGTCATCCCGTTCTTATATAAATTAGAAATGACTCTTTGCGAATGTTGATTTGTGGAAATTGTATCCTTCAAGATTTCACGTACAGGTTCACCAGTGATTCCGTTCTTGCTATACCAAGTTTTAATATGAATGACTTCCTCAGATTTGAGGACATATTCTTGTCCTGAAACTTTATCTCTATACTTATAGTACAAAGCATTCGGACTATCATTTTTGAAAATGCCTGCATTATCAACTAAGACTGTTACGCAAGATGAATCCAAAGGATACAAACCTTTATATTTCAGATTTCCTTTATACCTTCCTGTCATTTCTAGTTCCGAGTCAATATAAATAAATCCATTTCCGTAATGCTCACACATTAGCTCCGTTGTCGTAAATAATGTGGAAGGTGTCATGAACGGATTCGGTCTGACAGTTAGGAGATACGACATGTCCGTGTGTTTCGCTCTTTTACGACCTGCATCTGTTTGCTGATAATAATGCAAAGGAAGTTTTCCCATGGTCTCGCTCAACATCTTCATACAAGTGAAGTACGTCGCTTCGTTGATACTTTCTGTCTGTGTAGCATCAACTCCTAACCACTCTAAGAGTCTTGTATCATTTAGTGATACACTCTGATTCTGGGGTTGTGGTTTAAGAATATTGTAAATATCTTTTAAGAATCCCATTTCGTTTTTCACCTCCTACATTACCATTCTGATTTCAGCCAAGCGTCGATTGCATCGACAAATGAGCTATTAAATTCGTGATACATCGCCAGTTTGTATCCGCATAAGGTTGCGTCAACCGGGTCAATTCGTTTCGTTGTTGCGTCTTTATCTATCTTTATCAAACCGTTGTTCTGCCTTACAACTGCATTTCCCATGGAATAGTTGAACAAGGGATTCACAATGTGATACACGTTTCCGGCATACACCTGCTCTCTAAAACCGCTTGTACTTTCATTTAAGGATTTATGTGACTGATATACCTCTTCCACATCATATCCTTCATCGGACATCTGCATCATAGCCAAAGAAGCATTGGCTGGGTCAAAGCACCAACAAGCAATTTTCCATCCATGCTCTTTTACAAAATTGAGCACATACTCAATCACTTGTGACTGGTCAACTATCGGCGTATCTGTGATTGTCAAAAATCCCATACGCTCCCACGCATCATACGGTTGTTTATCTTTCAGGATGTGCTCCTGCAATCGTTCCAAGTTTGGAATGAAACTGTGTGTCCATACAAGATATTTGACCGTTGGATTTCCCTGTCGGTCTCTCTCAGTCTGGTCTTGATAAGGAACTACAAATGCAACTGAGGTCAAGTCGATTTTCGCTGAAAGGTCAACTCCCACATACACTTCCATTCCTGTGGTATCAATCGGAATTTCATCTTCTGTGATTTCACAAGCTGACCACTTTCCCATGTCCATATATCCGTTCTGACGAGCCTGCACCCAAACATTCAACATCTTCGTGAGGAATGCAGTCATCTTCTCAGGAACAATCATCGCTTCTTTGAATGCTTTTCTGATTTTGTCCTGACCATCTTCGTAACTCATACGGATTGGATTAGCCATGTGCCAGTATCGCTCATTTGCGAGCTTCTTCATATCCTTTGCGATTGCTAAGTCAACCTCAAGAATGTCAATCAGGTAGTCATCTGCTTCTACATTCACATCTGGATTAAGAATATCTGATACATACTTGTATTCCACGGTGTAGCATGGATAAGATAAATCCATACCGGCAGTCGTGATGATGATGAGCGTCGGGTCTTTCGTATTTGCTCCGAGGAACAAATCTAAGAACTCGTCCGTCGGATGCTGGTGAAATTCATCAATGGACAATACAGCCGGGTTGGTTCCGTCTCCTGTTTTCTTATCATCTTTAGATAATGTTTTCAGGAAGGAACCTGTTTTCATATGTGTGATTTGATTATTTGTTATCTTGAATTTCGTCCGAAGAGGACTGCCAGCAAGCATCAAGTTACACTCATTGAAAATGATTTTAGCCTGGTCACGTTTTACACCTGTGGTATACGCTTCATATATCTCTCGATTTCGAGTAGACGCTACAGCTATTTCATATAGCAGCACCCCGGCAATCATCTGTGATTTTGCATTTTTTCGTCCTACCTCTACAAACAATTTATGGAATCGCTTGCAACCTGTGTCTCTCATACGCCAACCATACAACTGACACATAACAAACTTCTGCCATGTCGTAAGGGAGATAGGCTTTCCTGCCAAAACACCTTTGCTATGTCGGAGATATCCGAACCAGTCAACAATCTTCTGAGCTTCTCGCTCATCCCATTCGAATGTACAGGCAGGGTCTTTAGCTCTCTCTACATCCTTCAGGAACCGCTGGACTGCATGTTTGTGTTTCTTACAAGAAATATAGTCTTCATATCGTGAAACTCTTACATCTCGCAAACACAAATCAGCATATTCAATTAACTCATCGAGGATTGGCGTGTTAGATGTCACCGAACTCATCCTCGATATCTTGTTTTTGTTTGTCTACTTTCGCTTGCCCCTGCTTGATACGGCTATTCATCGTAATTCCGCACAAGTCTGCGAAAGTTCTCATTTCTTTCCCCCACTTGATACAAACATTATTCAGGGGATTTTCTTTTATATAAGAAAAACCTGTCTCTTCGTCTTGATTGACAATGAGCAGGTTTTGCTTTCCTAATTCTTCAACAGCTTTTCTGTAGTTCGCAAACGCATTACAGTAGCCAGCTAAGGCTTCTAAATCTAAATTCCCAGCAATGTTGATTTTCAACAGTTGTGGGATAACTCTTTTCCATTCGTTCTTAGCGATTTGAGAGTTCAGCCAAGCTGGCGGTTTCATGATTTCTTCTACATCCGTTTGTACAGATGATTCTGCTTGTGTTCTCTCTTCAATTTCTTTCTTTGTTAAGTGTGCCTTTTGCGTAGACACTGCTTTTTTCCGTGCTGGCATATAGCACACCTCCTAAAAATGAATTTATGTCAATTTTTGATTTGATTTCGGAAAATTTCGTAAGGAAGACTAGGCGTGCGGTTTGCCCGCTCCACATCAGAACTTTCTAGCTATCCCCTAGTAGGGTATGATTCTACGCTCTCATCTTCCGTAAACATTCATATAACGAAGCTTGCATTGCTTGCTTATCTGCTTCTGATTTGTTGTATGCAGCGTGGATAAAATTGTGTGTGGACTGCGATACAGGAATCAGATTCGTTTCCAATAATGCCTGTGACTTGTCGTCTTTGAGTTCGACGATGTGATGAACAGTCTCAGCTTTTTCAATCTGTCCGAAAAGAACATACGCATACACATCTAAGTTGTCATACTTATTCATAATGTATTCTCGCATCCGTTGCCAGTTTAATGAGTGATAAAAGTTTGCAGACTCTTTATCTCGTGATAGTCTGTCATACTCTCTGTGACGGAGCTTACTACACTCACAGGTCGTTCCAGCTTCGATACGCTTGTTACATCGAGGACATCTCTTATAAATCATATCTGTCTGTCCTCCCAAGATGTGTCTGAACAGAAGCAATAATCATCGTTTTCTTCGAGTTCATCTGTCTCATTCCATTCGTCATCAGATTCGAATTCTTGATTCAATCTCTCATACAAAGACATACAGATGTTACGGAACTTGCATGATACTACGTGCTGTCGCTCGTACTCTTCGTTGTCAGCATAGAGTCTTTTCGTGTGTAAATATAATGATTCATTCTCGCATCCTTTGCAGAAAGGAAGTGAATCTACGGGAATTGTTCGTTTATTTTCTTTCATACAAAACACCTTTCTTCTATATGAATATGTACAAAAAAAGAACACTCAGAATCCTGAATGTTCTTATGATTAAAAACACATTGTTAAAATACAATAAGATATACGGAATCGCATGCCAGCGACGTTACATCATAATCCTGAATCACATCACTGTCTAACAACTCATCTACAGAAGAGAATTCACAATCTGTCACACTTTCAAAATACTCAACGAGTTCATCATCACTGTAACAGATACGACAAAATTCTGTGTCGTGCATCTCTTCATATGCGTTATCTAACTGCATATTGTATACTTGTTTCAGTACAAGCAAAATCTCTGCATCGATTGCACTCCATTCATAATCTTTGCTGTCTAAGAAGTCTTCTACTTCTTTATACTCGTTACTGTCTGAGAAGTATTCTACTTCTTCATTGTCTTTGTAAGTAAAGTTTAATTCTTCAACGTATCTCATATTAACTGTCTCCTTTTTTATTTATTATACAAGAAATTATAACACAAACGAAAAGATGATACCACCGCAACTTTGCTAATGATATCACCTCTACACGTTTATGTTTTTAATAAAAGAAAGGAGTTATGATAAATGAGTGACGTAAAGACTATTATGAAATCGTATAAGAAAGCCTGTATTTCTATACTTTTTCATACTATCATTTTACCACATTTGACTTCTAAAATCAAATTTCAGAGCGTGCTCTAAAAGGTCAATCGCTCGGAATTCCAGTGCTCGTCAGGGTTTAAAAACGATGAAAAAGTTTATAAATTTTTTATAATTTCTTTGAAGAGTTACAGAAAATAATACAAAAAAATATGAGAAGGACATAGTGGACGGGGAAACCCGTTTTTCGACACCGTCCAATTTAACACCGCTCAGGCACTAGGTTTTCCTAATTGTCAGAATATTCTGCAAACAGTACCTCTTTTTCACCCGCTCCAGCACTGAGATTAAATTGGACGGGAAATCGGGTAAAATCGCTCAGGAAACTCTTTATATATATAATATATACGTCTATATATACGCATATATATTGATTTATAATTAT